CCTGAATTATATGTTAACGCTAAATTTGAAAAAACCCTATATTTGTGTATGAGTGATAACGTGCTTAATGATGAGGTGCCAACTGCCCCGGCGCATTTCGACGATTATATGAGGGGTATTTGGCTGCAAGTGTTCCTATTTTTGATACGTGAGGGGCGTTATAAGTCTGTTTCTGTTGGAAGTGTTGAGGAATATTGCTTTGATCGTAGAGTGATACGCGACTGCCAAATACGCATAATGGACGAGGGCTATGTTATTCCAGGCGATAAGGGCGTAGATAGAAAGCACCCTTTACTCATGGCATTACATCAGGCTCATATTCGTTGCACTACGTTTTCTAAGGAGTACGGGTTTAGCCCGTCCGCAAGGGTAAAGATTGGGATTAAGGAACGGGAGGCCCCAAGGTCGGCAGCAAAGAAAAAAATAGCTATGCGTGGGTAATTGGGTATTTGACCAAGATAAGGCAAGGCGTCCGGCGGAGTGGATGGAGGCATATATAACTTATCCGGATGGCCCCCAAGGTGGTGAGTATATAGAGGTGTTGCCCTATATGCGTGAAATTACGGAGCAGGCATTTGGATGGGTAGATAAGGAAACGGGGCGGCAAAAATATAGCGTGATATATGTAGAGGTGCCGCGTGGGAATGCTAAATCTACCTATGGGAGTGCTATTGCCCTATACCTACTAAGTGCGTTTAATGAGAGGGCTAGGGAGGTTTATTGTTGTGCGGGGAGCCGTGACCAAGCCACAAAGGTATTTGACCCCGCCAAAATAATGGCCACTAGTGATGCAGATTTAGCAAGTATGCTAAAGGTTTTAGAGGCGCAGAAAAAAATCCAAGATTTAGAAAATTTCGGTTTCTTAAAGGCCACGGCGGCGGAGGGGTTTAAGCAGCATGGGCATAAAACAAACGGCTGTATATTTGACGAGCTGCACGTACAGCCTAATAGTAACCTTTGGGACGCTATGATCACCTCCATGACAAAGAAATTTAACCCAATGATGTGGGTATTTACCACGGCGGGGCAAAATGGCACATTTGCTAAAGAAATACATGATTACGCGGTCAAGGTGCGTGACGGGCTAATAGAGGATGAGAATTGGCTTGTTCGTATTTTTTCAGCACCCGAGGATGCGGATTATTTCGATGAGGATACATGGAAAGCAGCTAACCCCGCGTGGGATATTATAAACAAAGATGCCTTTAGGGCTACAGCTCTAACCGCGCAAAACAACCCTCTTTTTTTAAATACCTTTTTGCGATATCATCTAAATATATGGACGGGCAGCACAAAGGCGTTTATCCCTCTAAAGGATTGGGATAACTGCAACCATGGCCCATTAGATTTTAACGACTATAAGGGGCGCAAGTGTTACGCGGGCATTGATTACGGTTCAAAGCGTGATTTATCCTCCTTTACGCTACTATTTCCGCCACAAGAGGGCGTACCGAGGACCACGGTATTTACATGGGGATGGTGCCCGTTAGATACTGTAAACGCAAGAGAAAAGAGCGAAAATGTTAATTACCCGTTATGGGTAGAGCAAGGGCTTATAATGGCAACTCCTGGAAATATTCAAGATCAACGAGCTATAAGGGAGTTTGTGGCGGAAAAGTTAAGCCATGTAGATTTACAAGCGATGGGGTTTGATAAATGGCGCATGGAGACGTTTATAGTCCAGTTGGCAGAGGATTTAAAAGTAGACCTGACGGCAGACGATAGTATAATGAGGCAAACCCCGCAAGGCTATAAGCTAACCGGGGCTATTGAAACTTTATACATGAAAGTAATGGATGGGGATTTTAGCCATGGTGGGAATAAGGTTTTGCGTTGGCAAATAGATAATTTCTCCGTCCAAGAGAGCAGCTCCGGGGATAATCGCAAAAAGCCCGTTAAGCGGACAGATAAAAGTAAAATAGACGGCGTTATAAGTATCCTTTTGTGTCTATATGAGTGGCTAGAGGACGAAATAGAAACGCCGGAGGAGGTTAGTTGGATGTTAAAACCACAAATAGATGATTGATAAGTACAAATTTCCGCCCGTTTGTTATCCAAGGTATTTTAATAGCCGTGATGGCCGGGAGTTAAGTTATTTAGAGATACCCAAAAGCGGGTGCTCTAGTATAAAGGCGCATTTAAGCGCGGAGCCATTACCAAACACTTTGCCGGAGCGCGAGTTTGATACTGTTTTTACAGTTATCCGGAACCCATGGCACAGATATATAAGCGGGTGGGGCCAACTAGTAAGGGGGGGGCTATTTAGTGGCACTCCGGAGGAGTTGTTAGAGAAGATCAACACGGAGGGCTTTTTTGATAGGCACATAGCCCCGCAAAGCTATTTTATAGAGGCGCATTTACAGATTTATAACACCCTTATAATATTCGATTTTGACCAATATTTTAAGGGCGTTGATTACCACCACAATAAAGGAAATATAACGCCTGGAGCGTTGTTTAAATATAGGCATCTAATGCCTCAAGTAGAGGAGTTATTTAGGGATGATTATAAATATTTTATCAAATGACAGTAGCAAAGAAGAGATCCGGGAGGCCACCTAAAAAGTTAGACCCATGGGATGAGTTTTATGCTTATTACCAAGACCAATGCACTAAGTGTAGGACATACCATGAGGCCTACTCGAAAACGGAGGATTTTTGGGTTAAAAAGTATAAAAACCGATGGTTTAAAAGTTATGACTCCTTTAGGAGTAGTGTTTCGGCAAAAATGCGGCGAGCCCGCAAGCGTTAGCGTTTGTTAAAGGGGTTAGGGCTTAATGTTAACGCACGGGGTGATGATAGCGCGTAAATGGCTGTATATTGCCCGATATGGCGTTTACGGCGGGTAAATTCGTAGCTAGATTATTGGGATTTGCATTTAAAAGGGATTACACCTATGAGAATGGGGCGTTTATCCCTCTTGCTGTTGGTGGCCTCACAAGTGCGGGGGTTAGGGTTAGCGAGGAAACAGCTTTGCGGTTTGCAACCGTTTGGGCCTGCGTTAATGCAGTAAGTAGTGATTTAGCAAAGTTGCCTATTACTCTAACGCGACTGGATGGTGAGGCTAAATATATAGCCTCTGAACATGATCAATTTTACCTACTTACGCAAAGCCCGCATAAATTTATGTCCGCTTTTACGTTTTGGAAAGCGGTAGGCATTTTTGAGGAGCTTTACGGGGCGGCATTTGTCGAGATTGAGCGCAACCCTGAAACGGGCCGCCCAGTTAACTACCGATTAATGGCTACGCCATACGTTACCCATGTGACGCAAGACGGGGAGTTATATTGGCGCGACCATGAAACGGGCCGCTTGATGCATGATAGCGATGTATTGCGGTTTATGGGGTGGACTACGGACGGGGTGCATTTTAAAAGTCCTATCCAGGTACACAGAGAAACAATAGGCGCGGGGATTGCTCAAAACAATATGAGTAATGAGTTTATAGCGAACGGACTGCGGACAGATGGCTATATTAAAACCGCAACCACCCACACAAACAAAGCCCAAAGCGATGCATTGGCGGCTAATTTTTCTAACCAACTTAGAACGTGGGAAATACCCGTACTAGATGGGAACTCAGAATTTAAGCAATTTGGGATGCCCCTAACGGATGCGCAATTTATAGAGAATAGAAAATATAACGTTGTTGATGTTTGCCGTATTTGGCGGATGCCTCCGCATAAGGTTGGGCAAATGGAGAACGCCATAAAAGCGAATATCCAGGAGCAAAATCAAGAGTATATTGATGACACTCTAATGCCGCGAATAGTAAACCGAGAACAAGAGGTAGATCGCAAAGTATTTAGGCACTCTGAGCGCTCCACGCATAAGTTTAATATTGAAACTAGAGGGCTATTAAGGGGTGACCCTAAAGCCCGTGCAGACCTTTATAAGGTGCTTTTTGATAGTGGGCTATACACAAAGGACGAAATTAGGGCGGAAATGGACAAAAACCCATTACCTAAAGGGCAGTATGGCGACCAAACTTTTACACGCCTGGATACTATCCCCTCAAATATGATCGAAAAATGGCACACAGCGGCCCAAAATTCAGGAAATAATGAGTGATAACAAGCAAATATTAACCCGTTCCGGGGTTATTCATAGGAATACGGACGGCAAGGGGAGAACGCGCACTTTTGTAATTAGCACAGAGGGCATTGATAGGCATAACACGGCCATAATGGCGAATGCGTGGGATTTGAGCCGTTTTGGTGGGATTGGGTTTTATCAGCACCGCACATGGTCAAACGACCCGGACGACATGTTGGGCCCGGCAAAGGTTAGCCGTGATGGCTCCGATCTGGTCGGCTCTATAGAGTTTGAGGAGGCAGATATTAACCCCAAGGCGGAGAAAATATTAAAGAAGATCGATAATGGCACTATATCCGCCGTGAGTGTTGGGTTTATTCCACATGATGGCGAATGGCGGGGAGAAGGTGATAAGAGGCATTTTGTTTTTACTAAAGCGGAATTAACAGAGTTTAGCGTAGTGGGCATACCTAGTAATCCGGACGCTAAAATACGAGCATTCGAGGAGGCCATTAAAAGCCTATCCCCAAGCGAGGAGGCTAACGACATGGCAAGCGATGAGGAGAGGGCACAACTATATAAGAGAAAATTTTTAGTTCAAAATAAATAATAATAATCATGAAGGAACTACTCCGCCTCAAGGAAGAACGCGAGGCAAAGAATACGGAAATGAGGGGACTAGTGGAAGGCGATACCCTTAACAAGGAGCAAGCAGAGCGTTTTGATGCTTTGGAGGCAGAAATTAAGGCACTAGACGTTGAGATCGAGCGCGAGCAGCGCGTAGAGGCGCAACGTGCAAAATTGGCGGCCCGCAAGGCTCCGGTTGTACATAAGGGCAATAAAGGGAATGACTCTTTGGCCGGGCAAATGAAAAACTTTAACCTCCTTAAGGCGATTGGCCAAGTATCGGAGGGGAAACTTGACGGACTAGAGGCAGAGGTTAACGCGGAGGGCGTTAAGCAGAATAGGGGCCTAAGCTCAGGCGATGGCAATAGCCTTAATTTGCCGTCTGTTAATCGTGATCTTTTGGCGGACACCGCAACCGCGGGGGCTGAAAACGTAGGCGTGGATGTTAACGGCATTATCCCATTTTTGTATAGCAAAAACGTACTCCCAAAACTTGGGGCGCAAGTATGGCGCGGCCTAAGTGCGGATTATAAAATACCACTCAATGACGCAAGCGGCTCAGTTGCATGGGAGGGCGAGGGTGATACTGGCGCAGAAGTTACCCCAACATTTGCAGCAAGTACGCTAACGCCTAAGCGCGTAGGGGGTTATATTAACGTATCAAAGCAGCTTATCCGCCAAGCGAATAACAGCCCAGACGTTAACACATTTGCCACCCGCAACCTTGCAAGGCTTATCGATAACGCAGTAGAAACGGCGGCCCTAGTAGGTGGCGGTGCGGGGGAGCCCTCCGGGATTGTTGATACTCTGACGGCTACTGTTAGCAATACGGCAGCCCCAACGCGGGCGAACGTTCTAGCACTTCAAACGGCTATAAGCGCGGCTAACGCGGAAATGGGCAACATTGCGTATGTTACTACTCCGTATATTCGTAGCGTTCTTAAAACGGTCGATGTTGGAACGGATACCGGATTTTTTGTTTGGGATGGTCGCTATATGAGTCCAGGCACAAACCAAGTATTTGGCGAGGGCCAAGTAGAGGGTTATCGTGCGTGTGCTACTACTATCGCGGGCGCGGGTGGTGCTAGCGGCGCCAATTATATGATTTTTGGAAATTTCGAGGATTTGGTTATCGGCCAATTTGGAGGAATGGAGCTTATCATAAATCCATACACAAAGGCCAAAGAGGCTAAGATCGAAGTTATCGCGAATACTTGGGTAGATGTGGCCTTGCTACATAACGGCTCATTTGCGTATAATCTTCACGACCTACCATAATAGGTAAAAGGTTTTTAAAGCATAAAAGGGGCGGCTCACTATTTGCGCCGCCCCTTTTTTTAAAACACAACTTTTATCATGGCTAGATCACAATATTATTATACTAGTACCCCGGCATCCGAGCCCGTAAGCACGGCGGATATGAAAACCCATCTAAGGGTTACACATAGTGATGACGATACGTATATAGATGGGTTAGTAAAGGCGGCGCGCACATGGATCGAGGATACCTACGATGTGTCTATAATTACACGCACAGTAACGGAGAATTTTGACGGATACCCAATAACGGCAAAAGGGGATAAAGAGTTAGAGCTTACAGTTAGACCTATAAGCAATAGCGCGGGGGTAGTTGTTAAATATTATGACACAGACAACCAAGAGCAAACATTAGGGGCGAGTAACTACATATTTGTGGGGAATGTAGGGAACTCATACGGGCGCATTAGGTTTATAACCGCCCCCTCTATTTATGACCGTCCAGGTGCTTTATTTGTAGAGTATAGTGCGGGAACGGACACGGCGGCGGATGTATTCATACAAGCCATAAAGTTACTTGTTACAGATTGGTATGATAACCGAGGTAGAGGCCCCGGAAATGAAACTAAAAGAAGTTTAGACGCGGTAGAGCGTTTATTGCACGTATATGGCTAAGAGGGATAGATATAGCAGGGGTGAGTTTACTTATTTAGTAACAATAAAGCCCAATGATGCCGCTCCGGATGATTGGGGCGCAACGGGCGAGGACTTAGGTACTGGCGTAACACGTTGGGCAAAAAAAATCTACCCAAAGCCCGCCACGGAATCAGTAGAGGGGGATGTATTGCAGTCCTCTTTAGAGGTGGTGTTTGTGTTTGATTATGTCTCAACACTCAGGTCTAACGGCGTTATTGTTGATCGTGACGGGGCAGAATATGATATAATAGGGGCTCAAGAGTTAGACCGCAAGAGATATCATAGGTGTAGATGTAAAATAAGGGGGTTGTAAAATGAAGGCACCCTTAAGAAGTTTGCAGTCTTGCGGGTTTGTTCGGCCCAAGCAAACTAGTGGCTTTTTAAGCTCTAGCAAAACGACAAAGAAGGTACGCAAAGGCGTATCCTTTACAATAGACACGGAGTCCATTAAGCTATTAGATAACAATCTAGACGCACTTGTAAAATATCTTGGGGCTCTAAATCTCAAACCTATCCTTGAGGCAAACGCGGATAGATATATAGTTCATAGGGTAAAAGGTGCAATTAGGGCGGCGGGTGCTATTAGTAAAGAGGCACATTATTATTACCCAAAGGGGCGCACACGGGTTAAAATACACCCCGGCAACTTACTTAATAGCTACCAAGTTTTAAAGCATCGTAAGCGGCTAAGAAAAGGGCCGTCTGTATTTGTTGGCCCCAAGGCTATATATAAAGGGGGCAAGGCTAAATCTTACGGGCAAAACCCAAAGAGGGCTAACGCTTATTATGCCCCCGCGAGGGAGTCAAGGTTTGGGGAGATTATAATGCCCGCCGTTAAACGCAACGCAAGGGCTTTTATAATGGCCAATGCACGGGACATTAAAAGAATGATAAGATGATAGGCAAAGAGGTTAAATATATACTAGAAAATGACGTTGCACTAGGGGCTTACGTTGGGGAGCGTATATATGCAGACCTCATGCCGCAAAACACTACAACAGTACCCGCCATTGTTTACCGTATTCAAAACAAGTTTAAGGAGCATACGCAAGACACTATAAACAACCTATCTACGTACCGCGTAGAGTTTAACCTTTATGCGAGTACATACGGCGGGGTCCAGGAACTTAGTAGACGATTAGAGCAAGCATTTGACCGCTACCCTATAGGGACGCAAATAGGGAATTATATTTTTGATGGCGTGGCGTTTGAGGATAGCGAAGATAACCCCTACGATATAGACGAGCGTGGGAATAGATCAAAAGGTATTGATTTTAGTATACGGGTAAAGCAATTAGGGGAAAGCCTTAATTACAGCCTTGCGGAGCAAGACACGGGGCTCGCATGGGTGGACGGTAGCCCTATTTATAAGCGCACTTATTATTTACCGGACGAGACTTTTGATAGGTCAACAATCGCGGCCCCATACACAATTATAGACTTTGATGTTTCTGCCGCTAATGCGCTAACGGGGGACTTGAGGGTAGATCAGCCAATATTTGGGGGCACTCCTTCATATAATTGGGTTTTAGGTATTGATTACGGCGGCGGGCTTGTTGATTGGCGGCTAACAAATTTGACGGACGGGATGGGGGAAAACGTCTACTTTACCATTTTTTATGTTAAAACGATATTATGGCAGTAACACAACTATCTACAACAGAGCAAGACACGGGGCGTACTTGGTTTGATGGCTCTACCATCTACTCTAAGGTAGACGATCTGGGGGCCGCTACGGGCACCACCGAGTTAAGCGTAGAGGATGGGTGGACTATTATAAAATGGTCAAGCATAGAAGCAGATTCCGGGGTTGTGTATTGCCGGAGAACTCTGCCGCAAACGGGCGCGGATTATTGGGAGGTGTCTATACCGGGCACCGCCACCAAAACTATATATATTCTTGAATACATAAAACAAGCCATAGTATGAAACTAGGACAGCCCACGCACGTTAAGTTACTTACTCCGGTAGATATTGGCTCTAAGATCGTCCCCGCCGGGCGGGTGGTTAGCTTTAATAGGGCATTTATGGATAAGCTAGTAAATAGTAATAAGGCATTTTATTGTACCCGCCAAGGGTTGCGGGTTGGCCCGCCACCGGAGAGGGTAAGCATAGACGAGGAGGAATAAAAGTATATTTTCAAATTTAATTTAAAACATAAATACAATGGCAACAACGGGAATAATAAACGGAACCCTTTTGCGTGTGCTTAGAAACACAACGGGCACAACATACGTAAATATAGGGGACTCACAAACGGCGCAACTAAGCGCCTCACATAGCCCAAGGCCCGCCACTAGTCAAGACTCCGCCGGATGGGAGGAGAGCTTAGAGGGGCTACGTTCTTACTCAATTAGTGTTAGCGGGTTTCATGCGGATGATCATACAGAGGGGGCTAATGAGTGGCTAGATGAGTTGATTAGTAACACAGTACGCGGAGCAGTTACTTGGCAAATGACCACTAATGACTCAGGGGATAGCGTGTTATCCGGTAGTGGTTACATTGAGGGAATAGAGGTAAGTAATGGAGGCCCGGAGGAGTCCGCTACTTATAGCTTTACAATTAAGGGGAGTGGAGCCCTGGTTAGGGGTGTAGTTTCGTAAGTTGGATTTTTAGGTTAATAAAAAGCAAAGGGGACGGCTGCCCCTTTGCTATTTTGTCATTTTTTTAATGGGTTTAATATGGACATAATTAGGCACACAATTGGAGGCAAAGAGTATTTATTTCGTTTCGATATGGTAGCGATATCGCAATATATGAGAATGGAAAAAATACCTCTTGCTAGAATAGACACCTTTTTAAGGGATATGGATGTAATGGGGTTTGCTTGCTTGGCGCATTTTGCTTGCAAAAGGGCTAACAGCCCGGTCGTTATTCCCATTGAGGAGTTTATAGAGGCTTTTGGGGATGATATGAGTAATTACCTAGAGTTAGTGGTAAAGAGTCAAGATCACTTATTAAAGGTTATTGGTGCGGATGATGATGAGGAGGAGGATAAAGATGTTGCTCCGGAGGGCGAGGATGCCAAGGCAAAAAAGTAAAACCCTACACCTTCGCCCGGTTTATGGAGTTGTGCTTAACAGCGGGGGTGCCATTATCGGACTTTTGGATAAGCACTATATCTGAGTTATTTATAGCCTTAAGGGCGTATAATAACCGCCAAGAGTTAGAATGGGAAAGGGCGCGGGCAGTTACATGGAATTTATTAAGGGTTCATGTTGATGGGGACGTAGATATAGAGCAAATACCTTATTTTCCATTGAGGCGCGGGGCCAAGCCCGTTAAAAAGAAAACGGCAGATATTGCGCACTTAAAGGCCCAAATGGATAAGATCACAAAAGAGGGCGTTTGGGAGGTAGTAGATAAAATATAAGAGCCATGAAAGTAGGGAATTTAGTAGCTAAATTGATGTTAGATGGTACGCAGTACAAGCGGGCCATGAAGGACGCAAAAAAGCAAAACGATAAATTCAAGGCGGCGAGCTTAAAGGTAGGGGCAGCGATTGCGGCTACTGGCGTGGCTATGTTTGCGGCGGGGCGGAAAGCAGCCCAAGCGGCGGCGGAGTATGAATCTGCAAGGATTACGTTTAGTGCCTTTTTGGGGAGTGCTACTAAGGCGCACGAAATGCTACAAAAGATTGAAAAGTTTAGCATGAAAACGCCTTTTGAACCCAAGCAAGTACAAGAGGCGGCCAATACCCTTCTAGGGTTTGGGTTAGAGGCGGAGAAATTAATGCCAACGCTTAGACGTTTGGGGGATATTTCTAGGGGTAATAACGCAGCCTTCCAAAGAATGGCCGTAACCTATGGTCAAGCCCGTGGCGAGGGGCGGCTAATGACTAAAGATATCCGAGAGTTTGTTAACCAAGGCGTCCCAATGATAAAGCTACTATCTGAAAGTCTTGGGGTTGCAGAGGATGCCATATTGGGGATGGCCTCAGAGGGGAAAATTGGTTTTGATGTTTTAGAGGGTGCGTTTAAACAAGCTACCGAGGAGGGCGGAATGTTTTTTAACATGATGCTTAAGCAGAGTGGAACATTTAACGGGCTTATGTCTACAATGTCGGGTAATGTGGATTTATTTTTCAGAAAATTAGGGGAGTACCTTTTGCCCGTCCTAAAGGAGGCGGCGATATTAGCAAACGAGGCTCTTACTACCCTAATAACAGCCATGGGGGACAGCGAGGCAACCGATGGCCCTAAAAAGTTTGCGGCAGCATTTAGGGGGATTGCAAAGGTAGCTATAGCCTCTTTTCAGATAGTGCGGGCGGAGCTACAAGCTATTTTTAATAAAATGAATTTTTACGTAGCTGACTTTTTAGCCAGTACGGGGAATAAAATAGCGGGCCTTGCGGCGGCGGCCGGGCTTACTAGTGTTGCAAAGCTGTTTGGGGATAATGCTAGTATTAACAGAGAAAAGGCTTCGGGTTTTTCTCAAAAGTATATAGCCGCCCTTAATAAGCAAAACGCACTCCAAAAGAAATACGGCAAATCCGGGGCGGATTTGTACTATAAAGAATACACCCAAACCATGGAAAGGCTTTTGCAAGCCACTCCGCCACCATTGCCGGGGGATACTGCCACGCCTCAAGGATCTGGACAAGCAAGTAGGAACGGCATAGCCATGGGGTTACTACCGGGGCGCGGGCTACCTAGTGGTATTGATTTTAATCAATCGGGTGCCATACGTGGAAAGAATATATTTAAAATGCAAAAGGGGCGCGATAGTACGGATATAAACACCGGAACGGGCGGCACTAAATGGGAGCGAATGACAGAAAACGCTACCGCATTTATGGATAAACACGCGGAGGCTATCGGTGCGGTTACGGGCGGTGTTCAGCAGCTTGGCGATATATGGGGAGCGATGCTAGATAACCGGATGGCGCGGTTAGAGAATTATTACACGCGGGAGAAAAAGTTTATTATGAATAGCCGTATGAGTGAGGCGGCTAAAGCTAAAGCCATTGAAAAACTCGATAAGGACGTAGCCCGCAAAAAGGCCGCTATTATGCGCAAGCAAGCAAAAAGAGATAAAGCGGCGGCGGTATTTAGTGCAATACTTAACGGAGCCCAAGCGGTTTTAAGTGCGTTAAAATTTGGCCCCATTGCGGCGGCGGTAGTTGGGGGTTTAGCGGCTATCCAAACGGCTACGATCTTATCCGCCCCTATCCCAAAATTTGCAAGGGGTGGGATTGTCAATAAACCTACTTATGGCTTAGTAGGGGAGTATCCTACCGCGTCATCTGACCCGGAGATAATAGGCCGGGCGAGTACCATCGCCTCGGTTGTAGATAAATTCATTCGTGGAGGTGGCGGTAATAATGGAGGGGAGTATAGGTTTAGGCTGCATGGTCAAGACCTTATCGCAGCGTTAGAGGAGGCAAGTGTACACAGCTCCGCCCTTGGTGGTGCGGGCGTAAACTTTTCAAGGTAATGGCAACACGTTTTTCTAATGCACATAAAAACTTAATCCGCCATGAGGTAGATTGGGATATAGAGATAATTGATGAGCTAGGGAGTCCAGTTGGAACGTTTCGGATCCCTGGACGGGATGGCGTTACCTTTAGATGGGACGGCCCCGCCCAAGATATTTTACCGGGGATTTATAGCTGTTATGTTACGTTTAATTTTGAGATAAAGGATGCGACATACGAGCAAATGATGACAGACATCCGGGATAAAGATAGGAGCCGATTTGCTGTTAGGGTTTTAAGGGAGGGCGTATTAAAGTTTGTTGGCAGATTTACGGCGCATAACTTGGTTATAGAAAACGCACCAATGCCATATAATGCCTCTTTAACGGCGGAGTGCGGGTTAGCCTCTTTAAAAAATTACGACTACGAGCCGGGGAGTGGGGTGTTATTTATGGATCATATCAAGGCGTGTATGGATTTGCTCGATATCCAAGATTATTACACGGGTGATTTTTTTGCTATTAATTGTGATTGGTATCATAATGATATGCCAAACGCAACAGATAACCCCCTATCTATGGCGAGTGTGGCAAACAATGCCTTTCGCAAGGGGTTTGCGGCAGATAGTACCTACACGCAATTAAGCGAGTCTGACTATATAACGGCGTGGGACGTGCTTAACGCCATTGCAAGGGTGTGGGGGTTGCATATTACGTACATGGATGGAATGTTCGTAGCATATCAAGCAAGCCAAATGGCGGCATCTAGTCATTATAGATGGGTTTATGATAAGGATTTTGTAGAAACGGCAAGTTCGGGCACGTTTTCGATTGAGACAACGCTAGATTTTAGCGCGGGGAGGTGGACGCTAGCGGGGGGTAGTTTTGGGGCGTTAGATGCCCTTAAAAGTGTGACGGTGCCCGTTGTTTTTGATACGGGCAACCTTGCCAAAGGTCAAGAGTGGGATAAAACAGACGAAACAGAGCGAACAATAGGCGGGGTTAGGATAAACAGCGTGGCGGATAGGCTAAACGTTGGGGGTACGTTAGAGTACCAAACCGTACCCTTAAATACAAGTATTCCGGAGGAGGATTGGCTTAACCACCGCTACATGATCGATGTACAAATACGGGCAGTTAATGAGGATACCGCCACAACGTATTACTTGAAAAGGGAGGTTAGTATAGCAACGAGCCCAAGTCAGGATTTTAATAGCCCGGATTTTGATGTACCAACATGGGAAACGGGAGGGGCGGAGGTTATTAACCAACCTTCAAATATTTATTATTGGGGGCTAAGTATAGCGGCGGGGAACACGGAAAGCCTCATAGTAAACACCACTCCAGGGCCTAGCGGCACGTTTGCCCCTAATTTCTCTATAAAGAGCCCGCCATTAACAGATATTGGCTCATTAGGGGATACTATTACGATTTATATGACTGTTAGTTTAAATACGGTTCTAGCGGTAGATGGTGATGATCTAACAAGCCCCGGCCCACCTACAGACCCATATACAACTAATTGGTGGTTAAGAAATGCGGACGTTCATATAAGTAACACAACAAGCGCGGAGGCAACTACCTATATGGAATATAACACTTTTACTAATGACACAGACGGAGAGAGGCGGTTAACTTTCGAGGTGCTTTTTAGTGATATCCCCAACAAGGAGAACGGTATTAAAATATGGAATGGGGGGTTAGCTAGTTACTCTACAAAAGAGTGGGCAATAGGGGCACTGGGTGGGAGTGATGGGATTGCTATGTTATTGGCAAAGGAGTTATTAAGGTTAAGGGCTAAAACTAAGAAATCTTATATCGGGGGTGTTATTACCGAGGACTTTAATAGAGGCAGCCGCTTTAGTATGTTTTCAGATTGGTATTTTCCTATGCGCGGCACATATAAGACGGGGAAAGATTTATGGAGCGGCACCATGATAGAGGTTGTCGAGGATGACATTAGCGGCGGCACGGACAGCACGGAGGAGGTATTAGGATATCCAACGCAAACCCAAACAGATGCACCACCGCCCCCGGATGCGCCGCCCGGAATGACCCCCGCCCCTAACGGGCTTATTACGGACGAGCCAATAGATACCGTTACTAGTTATACGTCTATTGATGTGCAAAATAATAGCGGCCTAGAGTTGGACTCCGGAACATGGGTAAGCGTTACAAACCTAATAACCGGGGTTAGTGAATTGGTGCAATTAACAGCAAGCCTAACGGCGGCGGGCACATCTATATCTATATCAAGTAACGTATTTTCGAGTGCTTTCCCGGTCGGTAGTGTTTTAGGGGTTGCCCCGGTTGAGGAGTTTAAATGGGTAGAGGAGTTATTTACAATAACAAGCACGGACGTATCTAACGGTTATGTAACGGTAACCGGACCATTAAATGACCCCGCCGTATTGGCGAGCGATAGGCATTGTTTTAATCATTGCCGGGTTATACGCGGCTCTAGCGAGTTGGTATTTACATCCTCTGCGACTAGTTTAATGGGTTCTATTTTTTACGGCATTGATAAGGCAAATGAAAGGATTACATTTCCAGACGATTGGCCATTGATCGCGGGGGAAAACGTTGTTATTAGATATATTATTCCAATTAGTTAATATATGGTATCTTACATTAATATGAGGCCCTTTATATCTGTTTTATTGTTATTCGTATGCGCGGTATCTTTTGCGCAACCCGCAAACCCCCCGCGCATACTAGGGTTCCCTCCTGACACATCAAGTTTATATCTATTGGGCATTGATACGGCGGCGGGCACATTCCAGGGGCGCGGCGCATGGTTGGACAGTGCTTATTTGGCTAACGCTTTGGGTGTTGGGGCTGCTTCGGGTGATGGGGACGGTATTTATGACGGTTCGGGGACAGTTCCAACAGGGAGCATTGCGACCGTTACAGATAGTTTAGATTTTACCTTCGCTGCATCTAATAAAAAGAATGTTACAATAGGCACATCGACATTGTGGATGCGGTTTGGCGTGATAAACTACGCTACAATAGACTTTGATTTAGGCCCACAATTACGGGCGAGTACGGGTGATGGAGTTGGGTTGTATTTTCAAAACACGGACTCCGGTTACGGGTTATTAGATGGAGGGCTTATTTATTTAGATGGCAATGAGGACGTAGGATTCACAAACTACGAGGACGGGGGTAATATCATCCTATACACGACTAACTCAGGGGGTACAGTTAATGACGTACTAAAGCTAGATGGTGATGGGGTGTTATCGCTACCGGAGTATGGTACGGGCAATTATGGCACAGAGACAAGTATCTTAGGGCTTAACGCGAGTAACGAGGTAGTAAAGATTGATCTGGACAGCGCGGACATTGCCGGGGGCGGTGGATATGACCCGGACAGCTTATGGGTGCAGAGTGATAACGGTACAGTATTCCAAGTTGATACGTTGGATTTTCAAACGGGGTTAGATTTGGCCTTTTCATCAGGGGACGGGAAGGTAAGTTTGGATTTTTCGGAGTTTAGTACAGCGACCATAGACGGGGCAGATTATTTAACATTTGTGGACGTTTCGGATGGGAGTACAACAAAACGGGGGCTTGCTTCTGATATATCGGGGGGTACTAATACAAACTTTGCGGAGGATGATCTAACACTTACGGGAACACGCACCCATGATATGGGTTCATATAGGATTGACTTTTCATCTACATCCGGTCATTCGATAAGGTTTAACCCGGAGGCATCTGATACTTGGTTTTATGACATGAACACAACCACTTCTGTTTACCCTATCAAGTTTGGCAATACGGTTAATGTGTGGCGATTTGGTATGCAAAACGCAGAGGACTTTGTTGTTTCAGATGTTACGGGCGGTAACGATGTGTTTAGAATACAAGACGGTGCGCCAAATTTGGGGTTTTACATGTACACAACGGGGCAGATTAGGTTGTCCGGCTACACTTCCGGGGGTGTGTTTCCTGAAACGGAGGTAGGGCTTTTGGGCCATTCCTCAAACGGGGAGGTGTCTAGTATTCCACTTGGAACGGATGGACAAGTATTAACCATGAGTGGCACAAGTAGTTTCTCATGGGAGGATTTAACGGGTGGCGAGTGGACGTTAAACAGTACAGACCTTTACCCTAACAGCACAAGTACGTTCGTGGGCATTGGCACAACAACTCCGGCACATAGGCTCCATGTCAATGAAACATCCGGGGACTCTTATATACGAGTTAGTGGCCCCGGGGCGAGCACAAGCGATGAGGTGGGAATACAGTTTTTTGATGGGGCTACGGCAGATAGTAAGATTGAATTTGAGGAGGTGGGGACGGAAAGCCTACTTAAGGTCGTGGTGGAGGCAGAGACAGTGTTGCAAGTAACTGAGGACGCTGCGGCGTTTAGTGCTGCGGATGCTTATATAGATATTGATGCCGGGGTAGTATATAGCAATATCACTTCAACAGCAATTAATTTAACTCTTGATGAGGGCCATTACGGGGTTTACTGTACTTCTGCCGTAACTATTACGCTCCCCTCAAGCCCACAAGTTGGGAGGGAATTTTTAATTGTAAACAATTCCGGCGGCAACGTGACAATAGACCCCGGATCTACGGGTACGTGTTCTAATGCGGGAATAGACTGTATAAACTTTGGTACAACAGATTACACGCTATCCGATAAGGTGACAACAACCATAACGGCGGTTGCTACCGATGGCACGGGAGGTTGGAAATGGGTAACGCATTAAATTAAACAACAATGAAAAGAATTATTTTAAGCGCATTAGCGGCATTATTTTTATGCCTTGGGGCTATGGGGCAGCAAGTAGTAACAAAGCTACCCAATTCGCTGCCATTTGGGTTAAATGCTGAGAAGATATACATAGTGAGTAGCGAGCTGCTTGTTACAAAGCGCGGCAGTAATTACGGCTTAGTTTGGGTGAGCTATAACAAACTTAACGGGAGTTATCAATTAGAGTGTGAGGGGTACATAACAAAAGATGAGGCCCGGGCTTATGTGATTGCCTACCGCGACAGAAAACGCGAAAAACTTAGGCGCGATTCGGCGGAGGTATCCATAATTGGCCCGGCCATTGATAGCCTGCAGGTTATTGATTAATAAGATTTTACTCACCCCGCCCCCCCACGGGATTTAATAGTTACAATGGAACCGGACAGTATATTAAAATATCTATTTGCTGCATTTGGCGGCATTGGGGGCGTTAAGTTATTTGATTGGCTTTATCGGCGTAACAAAAACGTACAAATATGGGGAGCGATGCAAACACAAATAAAGGACGCACTAAGCCAAATACAAGCATTGCACGAACGCAGTTTATCTCTACAAGAGGAGATAACTAACTACAAGATCGAAAACCAACTATTAACGCAACAAGTTAAGGAGTTGATTGCAGCTAACGAGTTGTTAGAGCGAAAGG